ACGCGCCGTAATTCGTGGCCGTGCTAAATCTAAAGAAAATGGCACATATGAATCTGGCAATACTATCGATGCAACGAACACAATTGAAACGACATACTTGAAACTTGAACAAGATGGCAAGGTAGTTCGTGAAATCGATAAATACGCTTATAAAGATTCTATTTCTGATGGCACTGACTTCCTTGGCGATGTTCGTGCTGCACTCGGTATTTAGTCTGTAGAAAGGACGATCACTAATGAGTAAACATAACACTATGAACGAAACACATGAACAAACGGGTATTGAATTAGTAAAAGCTGGTCATTCCTTACAATTCGAAGGAATCAGTGGTTACACATTAATTAAATGCGAAAAGTCTGCTAAGAATGAAGATAGAACTATCACAGTTCCAGCATTATCCATGACATACCAAGCACATGTAGCAGCTGCTGCATGCGGATGTAAAGTAGATGATATTTATAGTCTTCCGGCTGCCGATTTCACTAGAGTGTGCTTAGAGGTACAGAATTTTTTGCTCAATTCCGAAAAATAACAGACCTAGAACGGTATTTCACCGAGTGTGCGATTACGTGTAGTAAATACACTAGTACACCGATGGACTACTTCATTCGAGAGCTAGACGTGGATGAGTTCATAGTCCACGTTCAGCTCATTAGTGATGGTATCGAGCGCGAGAATAAAGCAATGAAAGGGAGAAAATAATGGCCAATAAAGTCTTAGAAATGGCGATTGCCATTAAAGGTAAACTCGATGGCGGGTTATCCTCCTCCGTATCAAAAGCATCTCAGGAACTCAACAAATTATCTAATGCAATTAAAGACCAACAGGCGCAGTATAGAAAACTACAGGCTATATCGCAAAAGACTGGTAACGCTAGTGATAGGAACGCAGCAATTGCAGCTGAGCAAAAGCTAAATTCTATGTTACAACGGCAAGCCCAGTTGCGGTCTAATATCGCAAGTCAGACGGCGCATCAAAATGCAATCAGTAAAATGGGTGGTGCAAGTCCTTTAGCAGGTGCTGCATCAGCTGCGCAAGGTGCTAGTGCTGCCGTAAGTGGTATTACAGGGAAGCTTGCAAGTTTTGCTATGGTTGCCGCCGGGGGTTTTGGTATTGGTGCCATTATCGATAATGTAGTTAATGCCGGTGAAGCACTCTATCAATTGTCCAATAAACTGCACATGACGACTGCCGAGACGTCTCAATTTAAGAAGATTATGACGTTAAGTGGTGTTGATGTAGAAGCGGCGGCTAAGTCATTCGCTAAAATGGATAAGACTTTAGCCGGTGGCGGTAAAAGTGCAGAAGCATTGCAAGGATACCTCAGTCAATTTGGTGTATCCTTGACCGATGCCAATGGCAAGTTATTGCCTATGAATCAACAGTTGGATGCAATGGCTAAAGGCTACCAAAATGCAGTGGCACAAGGCCGTGGACAAGAATTCATGCTTGAAACATTAGGCGCAAAAGGCATGGAGCTTACTAAAGTCTTTGAAAATTACGCAGATGCACAAGCGGCCGCGTCACAAATCAAAGGTGTCGGTATAGATCCTAAATCACTTCATGAAATATGGCTACAGATGAATATTTTGAAAGCGGAAGCTACGCAAGTTGCATTAGGGTTGGCACAAGCCTTTATCCCTATTGCTCAGCAAATATTACCGGCTCTGATACCGGTATTACAAGCTGTTGTAACCTTCATGAAGGATAATAAGGAAGCTATTGCCGCAGTAGTAACTAATGGATTGAAATTAGCATTACTGTATGGCACGGCTACAAAACTTGCATCAGGTATTACTACAATTACTACTGCATTTAAAGGTGTAGAAACGGCAATGGGTGCGTTCAAAGCAGCGGGTGCATTAATAGGTGGACCTTGGGTAATTGCTATTATGGCGATTATTGCAGTGATATACCTATTAGTAACCAATTGGGATACTATCTGTGCCACATTAACATCTGTTTGGGATAGTGTATGCTCTGGATTGAGTTCAATATGGGATAGCGTGTGTTCTGCTTTAAGTTCGGCATGGAGCGCCATTATATCCGGTATTATGTCTGTAATTAATGGGTTCTTATCATTAGGCCTTAGCGTATTTAATGCATTAAAAGCGGCAATAATTGCTTATGTCAATCTATGGTTAAACTTACCAACATATATTGGTATGGCCGTAGGGTTCATTATAGGCATTATTTTACGATTGCCAGAGATTGCGGTACAAGTTGGTACTGCTGTTATATCTGCCGTCGTATCATTCGCTACTGAATGTTATAACTTCGCAGTCACTACATTTAGTGCTATGGTCGATGATATTTATAACTTCTTAATTAACTTACCTATGTACATGATCACTTTGGGTGCTGAGTTTGTAGCGGCGGTTATTTCGTTTGCCTCTGAGGCATATGCTACGGCCACATCATGGATTAGTAGTTTGGTTAACGATGTTATTAATTTCATCATGAATCTACCTAGTGCATGCGCTGATGCGGGAGCCGGTTTCGTAGCTGCCGCAGGACAATGGGCAAGTGATGCCTATAACGCTGTATTGGATTGGATTAAACAAATTCCTAGCGCCGTATCTAATGCAATTTCAGGCGCATGGGATAGTATCAAGGCTCAATTTAGTGGTGGATTTACTGTAGGTGTTCAAGCTGCAGGTGGTAATGCATATGCTAATGGTGGTGTTATTACATCTCCAGAAGTCGCATTGATTGGGGAAGCTGGATATCCTGAAGTAATTGTTCCTATTGATGGTAGTGCTAATGCTATGAATTTATGGCAAACGGCCGGACGGATGTTAGGTGTGAGTGGTGCACAGTCTGCTGTAGCACCTACAGTATCACTAGCGCCTAGCGTGCCTGTGACATCCTCATCTAGTAATAGTGGAGCGCCTGTACAAATTACATTCGCACCAGTTATAAATGCAGGTAATGGTTCAACTGATGATATCATGTCAGCGTTGGATGCTAAAATGCGTGAATTTGAACAAATGATGCGTAGCTATACCGCCGGACAACGGAGGTTGAGTTATGACTAGTTATACAACAATACAAGGTGATATGTGGGATTTAATCGCCTATAAGGTGTATGGCAACGAACGATACATTAATCTATTGTTAGAAGCCAATCAAAAGCACCGTAATACGGCGATATTTTCCGCTGGTGTTGTGTTAACATGCCCAGATGTTCCTGCTGATTCCTTACCTGAATTCTTACCACCATGGAGGCGATAGTATATGAGCTTACAAAAGAGCCTTGCTAAGGTCCAAAAATGGAAGAAAGATTTAACACCACAAACGAAGTTAGCACGGCGGGCATGGTGTACGATTGGGTACCAACATTGGGGAAGTAAAGAATCAAAGGACATCACCGACGATATTAGTAAATACCTTCTTGATGTAACTTTCACAGATAACCTTTCAGGAACTGTAGATGACGTGGCTATTTCATTAGAAGATAGGGGCCGTCTATGGGTCGGCGATTGGTATCCTGTGAAAGGCTCATTACTAGAAGTCGCTATTAATACCGTAGCATGGGAGAAATTAGGGGATGAACAATTTACATTACCAATCGGCAAATTTGAAATTGATGAATTCGAAGGAAGTAGCCTTCCAGATGTAGTCAAAATCAAAGGTGTCGCTATTATCGGTAGTACTGACTTACGGGAGAAAAAGAAAGACAAATCGTGGAAAGCCACAACGCTGAAAGCGATTGCTACCGAAAAGGCAAAAGATAATAAATTAAAGCTAGTATGGGATGCTGATTTTGACCCACCGTTAAAAGATGCCTCTCAAAGTGCTGAATCAGACCTCGCATTCTTGCAGAAACTATGCAATGATGCGGGGTTTTCTCTTAAAGTATCCACTGAACAGTTGATTATATTCGATGATTACAAATACGAAAATGTGAAGCCTAAAGTTATAATTCGTAGACCAGGTGGCCAGTATCAACCTGTACAGACTAAAGAAGGTGAAAAACCGCCTTTAATTATTACTAAGGCTTTATCTTATTCATATAAAAGTAAAACTCGTGAGGTATATCGTGCATGTCATGTGAAATACACCAATAAGGATAAGAAAACTGTGATTGAGGATACGTTTGAAGATCCTGACCGTAAGGGCCATACGTACCTTGCTGTATTAGAGGTTAATGAGCAGGTAAAAGACAAAGCGGAGGCAAAGAGATTGGCTAAAAAGAAGCTAAGAGAAGCCAACAAGGAAGCCGATACAATGTCTTTTAGTTTCCCTGGTAATCCTCTTATTATGGCATCGGTTACGGTTAAACTCGAAGGATTTGGGGTATTCGATGGTAATTATTTAATTACGAAAGCAACGCATACATTAGGGGCCAATTATTCAACGTCGATTGATGTAAGGAGGTGTTTAAATGGCTACTGATATATTATCTGCATTAGCAGATATGATATTCATTGGAAATGTTTCAAGTACAATTCCTGAAGAAGGTAAAGCCGTTGTTACGCGCCTTGATAGAGAAGGTGTTGTTACGGCGCCACTATCTGTCATTAATCGCGGTGCAGCACATGATAAGGACTATTGGATGCCGGCTATTGATGACCAGGTATTGTGTATTATGTTACCTAATCGGTCCGGTCGTGGTTTTTCTGATGGATTCATTATTGGCACATTCTTTAGTAGTGCGGATCCAACTCCAGATGGTGTGGATAATGGTAAACGTGTGCTCACTGTTCCTGGAGATATGACTCTTAATGTTGGTGGCACGCTATCTATCAATTCAAGTGGTGGCGATGTGGTGGTCAATGGTATTTCCTTAGTTCATCATGTGCATGGTGGTGTGGAGTCTGGTGGTTCTACAACATCAGGACCAGTATAGGAGGTATATATGTATATCGGTTATTTAGCGGATATAGTATTTTATACCGCATTAGACAATGTTCTAACTGTATCGGATATAACGCGTTCAGGTAGTGCTAGATGGGAAAAGCACAATTTGATGCTAGAAAAGCCGGTTAAACAATTTAGTGGGCCTGACGTAGAACAAATAACATGTAAGATTCTTATTTCTTCATCGCTTGGACAATCTCCAGATAGTACTGTTAAGAAGTTACGAAATTATCGCGACACAGGGGCTGTATTGCCTTTTATCATTGGTGGTAAACCTGTTAGTCAAAACTACTTTGTCATCATGTCAATGAGCGAAGATAGCCTATTTACGGATGCCTATGGCAAGACTCAATCTATTGAAGTGTCGCTAACTCTTGAAGAATATCCGGACAAGAACACCGTAGAAGAAAAGTCCATGCTTAACCAATATGGCCAGAAGTTTAACAAAGTTAATACGATATTGCGGAGGTTCTAGCCATGTCAGCAACGTATGAAATAAAACCAGTTACGGACAATAGGATATCGCTAGCACCTGAAAGTGAAGTTGCTGAGATTTTGCAGAATGTGCAAACGATTATTTCTACTGTTCGTGGTAGTGTGCCACTAGATAGGGAGTTTGGTATTGATGGTCGCATTATTGATATGCCAATTCATCAAGCACAAGCGCATCTATCTAATGACATATTCCAACAGATTAAACGGTACGAGCCTCGTGCCAAAATTAGTGATATATCCTTTACCGCCACACAAAATGGTGAGTTGATTCCGAAAGTGATGGTGACTGTATGAGATTATCTGATTTACCTAATGTTGAGTTTTTTAACACAGATAAAGAACACGTTCAACAGAAGGTATTTGATATTTACACAACAATAACAGGGCGAACCTTGGGAGAGGGCGACCCTGTTACTTTATTTTTAAATGTAATTTCGGAAATTATTATCAGATTATTGAACGATGCAAATTATGCAGCTAAACAAAATCTATTAGCCTACGCAGAAGGTGATAACTTGGACCATGTTGGAGCGGTTCCTGCTGCCGTTGAGCGCCTGCAGGCAACAAAAGCGACTACGACTATCCAAGCAACATTGTCAGCAGTGCGTACAAATTCTGTCATTATTCCAAAGGGTACAAGGATATCCACAGAAGATGGTGAATATTTTGCTACGGTTGAGGATTTGGTAATTCTACCAGGTCAACTCAATGGATCCGTAAAAGCAGAAGCACAACGTACAGGAGCACAAGGTAATGGGTTTAAACCAGGTGAGATAAGTACAATTATTGACCCTATAGCGTATGTGGATACGATGAGTAATACTACATTATCTGAAGGTGGTTCTGATACAGAGGATGATGAAGCCTATCGTGAGCGTATTCATGAGGCTCCTGAATCGTTTTCTGTGGCTGGTCCTGAAGGTGCCTATGAGTATTTCACAAAATCAGCATCACATCTTGTGGCCGATGTAGGAGTATCCTCTCCACATCCTGGGGAAGTTAACATCTATCCATTACTATCTGGTGGTGGTATTCCAGGTGAAGAATTACTCAAGACTATTACAAACTATTTATCTGATAAGAAACGTAGGCCTTTAACGGATAAGTTGACTGTATTGGCACCTACTACTACGCAATATAACATCAACGCCAAATATTATATTGAAAAAGGTGCTGATGCAACTGTTGTAAAAGCTAAGGCAGATAAAGCGGTCAATGATTATGTAATATGGCAGAAATCTAAATTAGGCCGTGATATAGTGCCTAGTCGATTAGTGCAAATGCTCATGGATGTATCTGGGATTAAACGCGTTGAAGTGACGGCACCTGTATTCACTCCGATTGCAGAACAAAGCGGTGTGGCAGTAGCTAATACAATCGCCGTAGTGTTCGCAGGAAGTGAGGAAGAATGATACGTGATAGTAAGTATACCAGCGCGGAACATCTTCCCTCCTCAATCGATAAGGAGCCAATTAAGGCCATTGCTAAAACGTGGGATGAAACGCTAGCTGAATTCATGAACACGAATACGCTGTTATTGTGGTCATCGATTGATACTGAATCAGAGAGTGTAATTGATCACTTAGCGTACCAATTACATGTAGATGATTATGACAGTGGATTACCAATAGCAACGAAACGGGAATTGGTAAAGAACTCAATTGATATCCACCGCCATAAAGGTACGCCGTATGCCGTTGAAAAGGCTGTACAGACTGTATATTCTGATTCGAAAATTGCAGAATGGTTCGAGTATGGTGGTAATCCTTATTATTTCAAGGTTACGCTCATTACGGCACCATTAACCGGTGAAGCGGATATTACTAAACTTGTACGAGCTATTAATACGGCCAAGAATGTACGGTCCTGGTTAGATGGTATTGAATTCATTCGACGAATTAACTTCAATAAGTATTTCGCCGGGTGGTGCGGTGTATCTAAGAAAGTGAATATCAAGTGTGATTTCACGAACGCATGGCGCATTAATTTAAATACTCATGTAACGTCTTACACCGTTGAATCGAAGAAAACGAAGATTAATGTAACGCTAGATAATAGCGTTAGATAGGAGGAATATATGGCAGAATGGTCAAATGCAACTATGACTGATGTCGGTGCCGATTTGCAAGCGAAGGTAAATGCAGGAAAGACGAAACTGACATTCACTAAAATTAAAGTCGGTAGTGGTGTTAATGCAACGAATCCATTGGCACTAACTGATGTAATCTCCTCTAAATGGGAGACTAC